GGTCGATAATAAACATAGTTGCTTTACCAGCAGCTTCTACTGGTTGCAGTCTATTGCTGATCATCTTGTAAACACCAAAGTCACCAACGTAAACGTTGACAGAACCTTTAGCAGTCTGTGCTGTAGCACTTGTTCCAGTGTCGGACATTAGCGTAGCAACACGAGCAGAGCTGGATAGCATGTATTCGCTCATACCACGAATAACGGCTGGAGTAGACATAAGTGTATCTACGTTGCCACCATTCTGATAAACGCCTTGCAATAGATCCTTCAGTTCGGATTCACTTGCAGCACGAGCAGTACCATAGGTAGGAGCAACTGTTAAACCAGTACCAGTGCTGTATCCACCTGCAGAACCAGTAGCACCGAACGATACGTTAGTGGTTAACCACGAAGCCAATCCACCTGCTTTACCAGCAACAGTGTCGCCGTTGTCAGCAACAGAAGCTTGACCAGTTAATAGGATACCTTCTACGTCTCTGTGGAGCTCTTGTTGTCTCATCATAATCTGATAAGCAAGCGCGTCACCACCGATGCTATCTACGCCTTGAGCACGCTCAGATACTGCGATAGATTTAGTAGAGATTTGCGAGTGGTTGCCAACACGAGGCTGTGGTGGGATATTTTGATATGTAGATATGTCTTGTCCGTCTACTGCTGCGTTAGACAGGTTCTGAGCCTGTAATGCGTCCTGTACCCAGCTGGTGTAGCTGTTCTTATGAGACGATGTACCAACCATGTCAGTAAATGGTAGCGGGATTTTTGAGATGTCCCAAATCTTTTGCATAACGGATTCATTGACAACGCCACCACGTGCGACGTTGTTGAGATCCGCGGAACTTAAATAGTCTGTTGTAGCCATAATAGGCCTCCTTAATTGATTAGTGCGGTGATAGCTGCGAGCTTATCGACCTTTGAGTTTCCTGTAACTTTAGGTGTCGAAGGTGCTTTCCTCACTGGGATAATATCCTTCGGCTTGCTCACGGGCTTTGTTGCAGCATCTCTGATCAACTTCATTAGCCTGTGGTCTGTGACGAGTGCATCAAGCTCTTGCGGACTTATGCCATAACTGCGGCTGTAGTCTGTTATCTGCTTAACTTCTCTCTCACGTGTAGACTGGTTCTCCCAATCTGGCAGTGCTTTGATCAGTAGCTGCATCTCTGCTGCTATTCTCTGATCATTCTGTGCTCTTATCTTATTTATCGTTTCTTCTGTGACTCTGCCTTCGGCTTGCAGTGTAGACATAACGTCATTCACTTCCTTACGCTGGATCATCAGTTCATTGTAATCTTTGTCTCTACGTTCAGTGTGACTGTCAATGGTCTTACCTTTGATTGCCATATCCTTCAGTGCTGATAGAGTCATTGTCGAACCATCGCTTAATCTAATGTCAAGCGAGTTATATAGCTGTGCTGGTGTAAGTTCGAGCTTGGCTGCTAAGTCTTTGACGCTGTATCTGGTTTCTTCGACTTGCTCTTCAGTGACTTGATCTTCCTCGTCACTTTCTGCTGTGTCGTCTCGTCCAGTATCGTCTCGTGGCACTCGTTCACCAGGTGCTTCTTCTTTTGCAGTACCTTCCTTAGGTCCACCGACATATCCTTCCTCCACCAATAATTTCTGTACTTCTTCTAATCTACTCACTTCATGCTCTCCATATATGTGCGCAGTTCTCTGCATGATTGCAGTCTGTTATGTAATGTAAGTGGGTCACTCGTAGATAGGAACTCCTTTGCGAGTGTATCTTCGAATGCCTCCCACAGTTCTTTCCACTCTCCAGTCTCCTTTAGAGCGGTTATAATACTATACGTCTTCCTCACCAACTTCATCCTCTCTGAGTGTGCCTGCTTTAGCTGGATCAGCTTCTGCTATAGATGCTAATACTTCTATTTCCTTTATGTCGAGTGCGCGTCCATCAGCTTGCGACTTGACAATAGTATCGAAATACTTCTGCTTCAATTCCTTCTCTGTCATATCCATATCTTGTATGCCAACCATATGCTGCTTCGCAATGGTGTGTTCGCCCTTCATACGTTCTACTTCGATAGGTGTCTTCAATGCGAACATTGCCATCTCGTCTTGCTTTGCCTTTTCCATAGCTGCTTGCTGTGCTTGCATATTTGCAGTCTGTATAGCTTCTGGTGACTCTGGGTCTTTCCAGTAACGTTCTGCGTGTGGGATACCTGCCAATTTAGCATAGTCTACCTGTGCCTTATATAGCTCTGGCAATGTAATGAGCATTCCTGCTCCACCACCCTGTAATACTATCTGTTGCTGTGCTATGATAGATGTAAGTGCAGCCATACGTCTTTGCTTAGTTCCCATTGTAGCACCAATGTCTACTATTAGATCAGTACGTTCTGGGAACTGCTGTGGATTTGTATAGACATAATCATTGTCACTGCGGATCATCATACTTGTCATCACTTCCTTCATAGTAGCGTGTACGACAAGGTATAGTGATCGAATCAGTGTTTCTCCCAGTGTACGCAGAATAGCACTGGACTGTAGTTCGCGGAAGCTAAACTCCCTTTCTACGGCATGTGCTGATTGATTTGCAACTGCCATTTGAGGGGACGCCATGTCTATGCTCGCACCGCCGTCATCTCGTCTAATCCCATCGAGCCACCCAAGGGTAGCCAATAGCTGGGACGTAACGTCTTGTACCGGTAATGGTTGCAGTGATTCCGCTGGCGACAAGGTGCAACGAATGATAGGGTTCAGTTCATCACTCATTAGATCTTCTGGATTGACTGATCTGTCACGAACAGCGAATCGTGTTTGCGATGCCAGTCTTGCGTTAGTAGCAAGCTGACGTAGCATGAAAGTCTTTGATTGTTGCACCTGTTGTAGCTTGTCGAAAAGCGATACGCCGTCGAATCTGTGTGGACGTATAATGCCTGTGCCAGTAGCATAAGGTAAGAATGGTCTCCACTCATGCTTTAGCATAGTGTTGTCATTGATAAGATAGGAATCATACCCACCTTTGACGTTGTTGCGTAGGAAGCAATGCCAGCACTGTATAACTGTATCTTCATCGCGAGCTGCCATGTCTTGTTGTAAATTATCTGGGCTATAACGTACTGTCTGTGTCTCGCTAAAATCTATAGAGGAGCTTGTCTGACTGACATTCTGTGATCTAATGTGCTGTAGCTGTGCCTTAGTAAAATATACTTTCTCTGCTACGAAGCGAGCATCACTTACGAATGGGCTCTGTAGATCATTGCTCCATCGAAAGTTCTCTGGTGGGACTGCTTCGAGGCGTATTCTGTCTCCACGTGCTACTTTGATGACACCATACCGTTGCAGTAATGCGTCACGTATAACTTCTTCGAGGACAACGAATCCTCTATTATGTCCAAATATGACAGTGTGTACTGCCTTTGTCTCTAAATCTGCTGTCATCACGTCTGCTTGAGTGACAGGATCGAACACGGCGAGTGGTTCATTAGGGTTAATAGCACCCATTATCTCTGCCATAGTAGATTCGAGTGCATCTCTTACGTCTGGCGATACCAGATCACTCCATCCCTTAGGAACGTTGCCAGGCTTAGCATCGTAGTACTCCAAAGCGAGTGCTTGATTTGAGTCTAAATCAGCATTATAGGCTTGATTCAGTTCCTCTTGCAGTACTGCTATGATATTATTATTATCCATTGCTTCTCCTGTATCCTGTTAGGCTGGTGGACGGTGATCCCTTCCACTTATTTATCTTCTCATCCATGGTCTTGTCCCAGTTATCGCCAAAAACGGCATGTCCTTCACCTGCTCCGAGTAATGCGTATCCCAGTGCATCACAGATGTGAGAGGAAGATGACTTATTAGGTTTCTCACTATAGCGTGCAGTGCCACTTACCTGTATCCTGTCATACTTATAGTCCCCACCGAGACCACGACGTAGTATTCTGCATGACTCGTTAACTATAAGTGCTGGTTGTCCCATTAGAGTGGTACCCAGTAGTAATGATGCCACTGATTCTCTACGTACAGAAAAGTCGTTAGTATGCGTAGGAGCAGCATTGATGCCTTCACTGGCAAGCATCTGATAAGGTGTTGATTCATCACTTTGAGAACGTTGCTCTCCCGCAGGATCGCCCCATATCTCGTGTGGACAGTGGGAATACTTTTGATTGAGTAGCTTACGTATCTCTGCGCCCAGTCTCTTTGCACCCATATTAGTGGTGCATATCTCGTCTAATACTCTATACTGACCATTGAGTTGCTGTATAAACACAGCGGCAGGTGTAAGCCCAAAGTCTAAACCCACTATAACAGTCTGTCCTGGTATAACTTCGAGTGGCTCTTTGCTTACGTTGCGTGTATCGTTATACTCTGGGAACACTGGTAGATCACCACTTACGTATGCCCACTTGCCATGCACGAAGCAGTCTATCCAGTTAGATGGCTTACCATGCATTAGCTTAGGATAGTAGTTCTGTGGTAGGTTCTCTATATTCTCTGCATCTTCGGATAGTCCAGATGGTTGCATAAACAGTGTCCATCCTGGCGGACGTATCTCATTCGCTATAGTGTATAGCCAGTGTGTCTTGTCTGATGGGTTAGACTCTACTATAATACGTCCCTGAAAGCCTGGACAGTCGGAGCGTGATGGGAAGCGTAGACGTGCTGGGAGCATGAAGATAAGCTCTTCTGGCAATTCACGTGCCTCGGATAGCCATGCGTAAGAGTATTCAGTGGATAACAGTTTGCCAATGTCGCCAGCACTGTCAATGGCACGGAACATAAACTGATGATGGCAGAAGCCAGGAATGGAGATAGTAAACGTCATACTGCCTGGGCTCCACGTCCCCAGTGATTGAGGAACCCATTCGAAGAAGGTGCGTATGCAACTGTCTTCCAGTTCCCTGTATGTATTTCGTAGTATGATAGAGCGTGAGCGTGATAAGCCATTGCTCATAGGTGTAGAGAATGCAAGCTGTGCTAATGCGTATGCTGCGGCACTTGACTTACCTGATCCCACTGGTCCAATGAGCACACGCACATCACTGGTTAAGTCTGCCAGGAACTGTGCTGCTACACCCTTAACATTGATCTTATTCTGTAGCTGCATTTATTCGCCTGTTTGTGGCGTATTTTGCCCACCTTCTGTGGTTGCTGGTGTAGTGGTGCCATATATCTCTTTGAGTGCAGCAATAATACCATCGTTGCCCTTTATCTCCACTTCACTGGATACAGGCATCTTTCTGTATAGGTAAGGCATTATAGTCTTTGCTGCTGTGAGTCGTGTAGGCTTCTCTTCAGTGCGATCCATTGCGATAGTGTATAGCTCTTGCAATAGAGTCCACTCTTCATCTGACTTAGGTGTTGCCATTTATGTCTCCATATAATGTATAGTAGTGATCCTTATTCTCACGTAGCTTAACGAATGCTTGCTTACGTGTGCATTTCTCGTCTATGATAATCTGCTTTAGGATTGCGTATCTTAATTGATGTGCTTTCTTCATTGATTCTCTGTGTTCTGGTGATTTAGGCACATCCAGTTTTGCAAGCCTCATATTATACTTCTGTATATCTGACTTAGGCTTACCAGTAACTCCATCGCGTAATCTCTCCACGAAGGCAGTGTCGTTTGCTAATCTCCACTTCATACGTCGTGATAGTTCTTCACGGCGCTCATCTGTCCAGGATGCACTGATCTTGTCTTTTGTCTCTTGCGTAAGTGGTTGTCTGCTCATAGTATTATTTATCTCTTTGATGTATTCATGTGTATCTGCGGTGGGTTGTTGTGGGTTGTTGGGGGTTTTGGGGGTATCTGTTGTTCGTGCTATATATATATAAAAAAGCACTTATATATAAAATATAATATAAACATAAACTATACACACCCACCACGACCCACCACATTCTGTTGTTAAACGGCTTTATTCGCTGGTTATAGGGCGGTAGGTCTGTGGCGGGTTGTTGTGAGTTGTAGTCCAGAACTGATAATACGAATGTGTGCGGGTAGTGTGCTTGATCACATCCAGTCCATCAATCATTTCTGCTGCTGATACCACATCACGTCCAAATCGAGTTTGACTCGTGTTTTGTCGTGGGTGCTTCGATATCTCGAATACGCGATATTCATCATATAAGTCAGCTGCTTTGATCTTCTCTCCGTCAATAAAATGACGCTGTGATAGGAAGTCCTCAATGGGTGTAATCAGTCGATATGTCTCTTGTACAGCATCATAGTCTTCTGGCTTAAATGGGCTTGCTTTTGATTCATCTATGCTACGCCATAACTTACCAAAGTCTATGCTGTTAACGACTGCTCTATCTATGCTACACTCTATCTCGTAAAATCTTCTCATACCAGTACTGTCATGTATAACTTGATTGATGTGCTTATTAGATGTACCAATCCATGTAGCTCTATTATATACTATAGAACTTGTATTAGTACGCATAGGTCTACGTGTTAACTTGTCTGCTGTGCATGTGCTTTTGATTGCTTCGAGGTTGTTTTTGAAACTATCGTTAAAATCATCAAGCATTAGAATGTAGTTGTCCCACAGATCTATATTTCTGTTATCGCATATATCTGTAAATGTAGTGGGTGCTGCTAATTCCTTTAGTGGAGCAGTAAACATATTCATGAGTGTAGTCTTGCCTTCTTTAGTACGTCCATAGAATATAGGCATTAGATGATCGAACACAGGCATTTCGCGTAACTTACGCTTCACTTGCCAGATAAAATGCTGTAGTGCTACTTTAGCAAGCTGTGGCTCTATCTTTGTTATTCCTTTTGCTAATTCATCCCACTGCGCTGTTTTCTCTGCATATATGTCATACTTAATGTCTGAGCACATAGTACCCTTTAGATCAACACATTTAGCTTTTGTCCAATACGTAAGTGCGTGTTGTATTTGCGTGTCGTTAAATGGCAGTGTAAGTTCTGCTCGCACTTTATATAGTTTCTCACACATGCCAAGATACGTAAACACTTTAGGGTTATATAGCATAATAGTATCCTGTGTATCTTTGCACGTAGAATTATATTCTTCTTCTGTTATCTCTACTCCGTCAAGCATTAGTGGTAGAGTTAATGTAAATATCTTGTCATACGTCATAGTAGCTTGCCACTTATTCATCATTGCATTGATAAACTCGTATTCATTCTTCGGTGTATCGCCGATTGCTTCATATATCTTTGCGTCGTGATAGTATGTGCGGAATCGCTTTGCTACTTCCTTTGCATCAATGCCGTAGTATTCGCCAATAGTAATTCTCATCTCTGGTGTGATAGCTTCTCTTATTAGCATCTTGCTATAAAATTCGCTGAGATGTGGTAGTTCTGGTGTAGTTGCGAGTGCTGCGATGCGATCAAGATTCACTTGCATATCTACTTTGCGCTGTGCTTTTTGTCTATGTAGTGCTAACTCGTCCATTAGTTTTTCTCCTTCATTTGCTTAACGTAGCATGCCATGCAGATACTGCGCCATAGTAGATCGCTTTGCTTAACTGAAAATGTCTCATTGCAGTTTTTGCATTTGACCTTCATTTGATTCTTAAATGTGTTAAATGCTTTCTTCTTCTCGATGTATGCTGCTGTTTCGGACTGGATCTTTCTTTTTGCAATCTGTATCTGGATCATATCCTGTTCGGATGCCAGTAGTGCTGTTTTGAGGTTATGTATCTCTTTGCCTAATTCTTTTTCGAGGACGAGAAGTTCACTCATTATTTGTTCATTTGTCATATAATTCTCCTGTTATTTATGTGTCATAATACTCCTTAAAAAACCCACGTCTGAGGTGGGCTAAACGAGGAGTGTGCTATGACGAGCACATATTTATTTATCTCTTACCTGCATATTATAGCTGATAATGTGGTATAAGTCAACCGTTAATCGCCAAATATGTCTGAAATAGTGGAGCTGATTGCATCCATTGCTTTATATCCAGCTGTACCTGCTGCTCCGACAATTGCTGTTGTACCTGCGGGAGATGATGCCATTTGCTGTAGCTTCTTCTGTAAAGTAGTTCCTGCAGTGCCACGTAAACGAGCCATTATCTGAGTAGAATCATATGCTCTCTTGCCTGCACTTGCAACAGCTTTGATGCCAAGACCACCACCGAGTGCAATAGCTGTGTCAACCGAACCTTCCGGCAATAAGGCTTTTGCTATCTCGTAGCTATTCAGTGATGGAGTAAGTAAGCTCTTTGCAACAGTGTATTTGTCTCGTTCGACACGTGGTTGCGGATCTTCGCCCTGTGCGAGTGGTGCCCATCCTCCATCTCGAAAGACCACTTGTTCTCCAGTAGCTTTATTTGTTGCTGTTTGTCCTTCTCTATAATCACTCATTAGTCTACCTCGAATCCTGTGGGTAAATCACTCTTGAGAGAAGTAAACACGATAGGCTTGAGTCCTTTTGCCATACGCTGTACGTTGATTTGACGTAGCTCTTCCTTCATACCAAATGACTTGTCAGTAATATTTATTCGCTCAAGCGGCGGATACTTCTCTTCTAAACGTGCAATAACAGACGGGTTAGGTTCAGCCTTACCACCGGATGCTTGCAATGCTTCCATTGTAATAAGTGCTCTACGCTGTGTCTCATACGTTTGACGTTCTTCTGTTCCACTGATTCCGTTTGCTGTGTATTTTGCACGGAGATTCAGTAAGTTCTCAACTGCATTGCCTTTCGCTGTAGTTGCTTCATCGATAGTTTGCAATTCTTCCTGTTGTTTTGCTTCGCCTGTTAACTTCAGCTCTTGCTCTTTCTTCAATCGAGCTTGCTCT